CTCCATATGGCGCTAGCCTTGCTCTTATCAACCAACATTTTGGCACTTTTATTGACTTTAAAAAGGCACTAAAAGAAGAAGCGTTAACTATCCAAGGCTCGGGGTGGATTTATTTAAGTCGTTCAGGTACTTTAAAAGTTATCAAAAATCACGCCGAGCGTAAGGATATTGCGTTGCTGATTGATATGTGGGAACACGCTTGGCTCGGTTCTGACAAGAAACGCTATCTCAATGATATCTGGAAAGTCATTGACTGGGAACGTGTGAACCGTCGTATATACAGTGGTAAATAAATACTGTATTATAGGACAGTAACATGAGCGTAAATTTTGCTAACGTAAATATCGGAACTACTGCTGGGGATGGAACAGGGGATCCATTACGTCTAGCATTTACGAAAATCAACACAAACTTTGCTAATATCGCTATCGGGCAACTTGATGCAGGTAACGTAGCATATACCCCAGCGAACATTTCTAACTGGAACGGCTCACCGAGCACTGTTAGTTCAGCATTAGATCAAATCGCGGCAAGACTAAAATCAGCAGGATTCTAAACTCGTTTTTGCATAAATACTAGAAATATTTAGGCAAAACGAAATTATGAGTTTAACCCCAATCACAACAATCAACGTCGGTACCAGTGCAAATGATGGTACTGGCGACGCAATTCGTACTGCGTTTCAAAAAACAAACAATAATTTTAGTTATCTTAGCAGTTATGCTATCACTACAGTTACTGCCAATACTATAGTTGATGGTACACAGGGATACAAAAAACTTGTATTGAATGGTACAGGGACTATTGCAAACGTCTGGGTTAATTTACCAGCAGTTGCAAGCGACGGTCAAGAAGTGAACATCACTAGCCTAGTTCCTATTACAAGTTGCTATGTATTTCAGAATAACCCATTAGTACCACAAATTCGCTTTCTATCAAATAGTTTCTTTTCAAGTGGCAACGTGAGTGTGAATTTAACTTATACTACAACAAATAATACTTGGATGACATTCTAATATGGCAAATCCGATTTGGACTACTGGTCAGGGTCAAAAAGAAATTAATTTGGGCACAGTCACTGAGGGTACGTATTTTGAGTACCCAATCAGTGCATATGACCCGAATGGCGGACCAGTAAACTTTAAGTTTTTGGCTGGGCAACTGCCTCCAGGAATTCGTGTTAGTTCAAATAGCGCTATTAGTACAGGGTACATTCAAGGTGGCCCATATCTGAATACTGTTGACAATGAATCATCAAGCTATACTTTTACTGTTAGAGCAGTTGATCAGAACGGACTAGTTGCAGACAAATCATTTGCAATGAGTATTGCAAACGTCAATCCTCCTGTAATCACAACACCATCAGCATTGGGTGAAGTGTTTGACGGATCATTTTTTAGTGTGCAGTTAGAAGCAGACGAATTTAACCCAGACGCTGTGTTGAATTGGTCTCTTAGTTCTGGTAGTCTACCGACTGGGGTTTCGTTAAGTAACACGGGATTGTTAAGTGGATTTATCATTCCGATTTCCAACTTCACATCAATCACTACAGATATTCTTGCCACACAAATTGTTGAAGGCAATGGGTACGTTATCTTAACTCTTGGAACTACGAACTTTACAACATTCGGGGCAACTTCTAATAGTGTATATACTTCATTTGTTGCCACACGTAACGGTACAATCAGTGATGGTAGTGGTACAGTGGGTATGTTGCAAGGTTATTCTTCAACTCCATTCAATGAATTTTCATACGAACCGTCTCCGAACTATCAGAATAATAATTATGCATTTACAGTTACAGTATTTGATGGCGCGAATTACGCAAACAAAACTTATAATTTAAGTGTCATGGCAAAGGGTCTATTTACAGCAGATAGTTCTGACCCAGACGATACAACATTCTTAACTGTTGATCACGACAACATATATGCACCGCTAATGACTACACCTAGTCAGACATTACCAGAAGTGCGTAGCAATAGTAAATTTGCATTCCAATTCCAAGGTCTTGACCCAAATGGAAATCAATTGAGTTATGGCTTATCACTGTCAAGTGGTGCCGCAGGGTATGATCAAAGTGGCACACAGGGCTTTGATACAGTCGGGTTTGATCAAGAAAACTTGAGCGCCCCTCCTGGACTAATTATGGATCCAACGACTGGTTGGTTCTCTGGTACAGTGGGTGCTCAACCACAAGCCATTCAAACTTATAACTTCCAAGTCTATACGTATGAAACAAACAACGTTTCATTACAAAGTAGTCCAGTCACTTATACATTGACTATATTGGGCGACATTACAAATACTATTAATTGGTCTACTAGTGGTAACTTGGGAATTATTGACAACGGGTCTCTTAGTGAATTAAGTGTATCGGCAGTTAATAATTCAGGTCGTCAGTTGTCATATACGCTTGTCAGTGATGGTAGCAGTTTGCCACAAGGTCTGCAACTCAACGAACGTGGGTTGATTGTGGGTAGAGCTGGGTTTGAGTTCTTTGAATTAGATGGTGGGACAACTACAATTGACGGAACAGTTAGCGGGTTTGATAATCTGTATGACTTCACTGTACAGGCCACAACAACCGATGGTACTTCAACAAGTCAGGCATCATTCAGTATTCTAGTCAATAACTATAATTCAATCCCATACGAGAATTTATACATCAAGGCTCTGCCATCAATTGATCAGCGTAATTTGTTCTTGAGTATTGTGGACAATACTGACATTTTCCCTACATCATTAATGTACAGAGCAAGCGATCCGAATTTCGGAGTTGCTAGAGATATTCGTAGTTTATTCTTAGCCGGTCTAAAACCTTCAGAATTATCAACATATGTTTCTGCAATGACCACTAACACATATGCAAAACGTGTTGAGTTTGGTAATATAAAAACTGCCATCGCAGTAGATAAAAACTTCAACACAAAATACGAAGTAGTCTATATTGAATTAGAACCCGATTATGTCTACAGCAGAACTTCATCAACTAGTGTGAATGATACTGTCATTGATCAATCTGTGTATACTAACAGTTTTGCAAATATGTCAAACGTAATCAGTAATGCTATTGGATTTGAGAATATCGGAGCTTTGCCAGACTGGATGACAAGTCCACAAACTAATAAACAAATTTTGGGCTTCACTCGTGCAATTGTATTGGCATATACTGTTCCAGGGGCAAGTAAATTGATTGCATATCGTTTGGGCGCAAACGGCATTAGTTTCAATAATATCAATTTCGTTGTTGATAGATATGACCTTGATAACTCTTACAGTGCAAACTATAATATTTCAACTGGTGCATTTGATCTTGGTAAAGAAACAACGTTTGATAGAATTAAACGAACAGGGGTGGTTGCTACTGGGGTAGATTATGGAATCTCTGGACTTGCGTTCAATATGATTAACAATCAAACAGTAAGTCAGATCAATTCGCTGGGTGGATTGGACGGGGTGACTGATTTCCAATCAGGAGACACTTTAGTGTTCTTACAACAGGAAAACTACGTAAACGAGACAGCTCAGTATGATGGTTGGGTAATAGGTAGTTCTCATGTCCCTGGTTGGTTGGATTTTGTGAATAGTGCAAAATTCTCATCTTCATTAACTACTTTCCCAGCAAATCCTATTCTTGGTCAAGTTGCATATGTGAATAATGTGTATTATATGTTTGTTGCTGATATGGATAAGAACGGAAATATCATTGACACAGTTTGGAAAGTGGCAAATCTTCGTGCCAACCCATGGACAATTAACATAGACTCTAACAATATTGTTACGCTGACCCCGCAAACATTCTTACGAATCGTGGGCATAGGTACTAACTCTACTCAAGTCACTAGTATGATTATGCCAAACGACCAGGTTCAGATAAATTACGGGGCATCTAACTCTGAGTCTATCAGTTTATACAACACAACATTAACATTGGGTGAAAGTGTCCCAAGATACATTAATGTCCCAACAATGTTGGCCCCATCAAATAACAACACAACATTTGACGGTTATGGCACACGTTTTATCAATAACAGAGTCTCATACGAGAACCCAGAAGTCGGGGATAATTGGCTAATTTTCCCTAGCACAGGCCCGCTTCTATAAATATAGATAGACTAAATACAGAATACCGGAGTTAAATCTACAATGTCTAACATTAACCCAAATAACATCGACGGAACGTTTCCGATTGCAGGACAAGACAACAGCAGTCAAGGTTTCCGAGACAACTTTACGAATATTCGTAACAATTTCAGCTACGCTCAGAGCGAAGTTAGCGATTTGCAAGCCAAGGCACTTACAACTAGTGCATTGACTGGTCAAACATTGACTAACGACATGAACTACAATCAGATCATGTATGCTCAGTTGATGAGTCCAAGTTTCACATTCTTGAATTTAGGCACGCCAACTAGCGGAACAACAATTACGCTAGATTACAGTCAAGCTAACTGGCAAAAAGTCACAACCAATGGTACTTACACTGTTGGGTTTGCTAATTGGCCAGTAACTGGTCAACAAGGTGAAATGTACTTTTTAGTGAATGTCACTAATAATACTCACACATTGACATTCAGCACAGTAAGTCCTGGGCTGACTGATACTGTTTCAGTGAATAACATTGCAGGGGCATATTTGAATCTCACAGCCGCAAGTACGGCAACATTCACATTTGATATTCCTGGCAATTATCTATTCAGATTTACAACTACAGACTCTGGTCAAAACATTATTGTAACTGATGCAAGCAGAAACAAAGCAACTCTACAAGATCCTGACTTGTATTGGAACGATCAAAATCCATCTGTCGTGAGCCCAACATTGTTAGTGGGTTATGGTACAAACTTAACTGAATTCCAAACTATTCAAACTCTTGAAACAGGCCAGGATGCTGTTAGTGCTAAAGGTAGTTATAATTCTGTGGGTGTGGGTAACTTGGCATTGGCTAACGTCAGCTATCAATATACAGATACTGGCCCAATGGCTGGGTATAGTCTGAGTGGCGCTCGTGGTAACTTACAAACTGCAACAATCTCCGCAGTTAGTAGCGGTGATTTCTTGGGCTATTTGAATGCTATTACATATACTGGTAGCCCAACTGAAGTAAACCAGTTCCAACAAGTGGCAAGTATCGGTTTCTATGCAACTGGTAGTAACGTGCTTGGTGGCTTGGGTGGTAACGTTGGTATCTTTACTCATCAACCAGTCACTACAGGTAACTTGTTAGTTCAGGCTGCTGGCTTTGAGAATGATCAAAGTACAAAATTCTTTGGTAACGTAACTCATAGCGCTGGCTTCATTGATCAAGGGTATCAATATCTTGTTCCAACAACTGGTTTCTGGCAAGTAATTAGTACTGGTAAATCTAAACTAGTTATTAACCCAGTGGCTACTTTGGCTCAAGGCAACGTTACTTTACCAAACGCGGCAGTTGACGGTACTATTGTTAGTGTTCATAGTACACAAACTATTACATTGTTTGGGGCTAATAGTCAACAAAGCGGTACTACAATCATTCCAAGTACTGGTATCACATTGTCAGCTGGTACTGGGGTTGAATACTTGTATCACTCTGCTACAAACAACTGGTTCAAGATTCGTTAATCTTTTACCGAAACTAATTGACTCCTTGTCTATAGTAATATATACTATACAAGGAGTCTTTCTTTTATGCACCCTCTATTAAGTTCACTATCCAATTTATCTGATGACGAATTGAACACTAAACTCGCAGAATTACACAAACGATATTCACAAGCATATCGTGGCGGACCATTTCAAGTTCTCCCCCAATTACAAATGCTTATTGAGGACTATAATGCAGAACTTTCACGCAGAAATGCCAAGAAAATGAAAGAAATGGAAGAAAAACTCAATAGCGCAATGAACAAAAAGGATGGCAAAGGTACTAAGGGTATCATTGATATAGGATGAACTACGATCAATACGGTTATTGTTGGACAGATCCAGAAGAACTTTTTGATATGCTCTATCAAAATCCCAATCTGGCGCTGGATAAATTTCTTGTGCAAAAGCAAGATAAACCCTATAGTGGGGGAGACTACAATAAAGCCGTTGAATCAACATATGCACCATTCCCCAAATTACAACTACTAAAACCAGTTAATATCCCAGTGGCTGAATTTGATGAGCAACAACAAGCAGTTTGGTATATGCCAGAGCAATATAAACAAATGGATATTGCTAAATGGATTCTAGACCAATGTGAAAGTCAAGCAGAATTACAGCGATGTGGGGAAGAGTTGTTGATGTATGCAGACCGTAATTTAATTGAATTGTTGAAGTATCTCAAGTATTTTGTAGATACAATGAGAGCGAATAAGGTAGTATGGGGCTTGGGTAGGGGTAGTAGTGTAGCAAGTTATGTGCTATACTTAATCGGAGTACATAAAATTGATAGTATGTATTATGATTTAGACATACATGAATTCTTAAAGTAAATAATTAGTAGGAGAAAGTTATGGCAAAATATAAAACAGCACAGGGCAAAACCATTGATATTGAAAAATTACGTTTAGTCAATGAGAAAACAATTGCTGTGGGGAACATGAAAGTTAACGCTCGTGGCGATCAATTAGGTCAGGGTGGACAAATTGTTGCAACAAGGAACGAACTTATGAATCAGCAATATAAAATCCAAGGTACAGTAGTTGGTGGTGATAGAGTAATCCCACAAGTTGAAAGCGTAGCACCAAACGGTGAAAGTTTTGAACCAGACTTTGAAGAAGATATCAAACCCGTTGAGCCAAAATTGCGTGGCAATCTAGCAGACAGTATCGCTAAACAAACTACTGTTGAGCAAAAGCCAATGGATAAAGATATGTACAAACCAAAAGGCCCACAAAGGATTTAAATGACAAAATACGCATTTGAAGCGAAAAAGATCAATGGATTACGAGCACTTAATGACCATGTGTTAGTAACTGATATGCAATTCGGTCAACGTCAACTAAGCAGTGGCCTTATTCTTCTCAACGATGATGGCAAAGGCGAAGGTATTCGCCCCCGTTGGGCTAAGGTCTATTCAATCGGCCCAGATCAAAAAGATGTTGATATAGGACAATGGATTCTAATTGCTCACGGTCGTTGGACTCGTGCAAACGAAGTTGAGATCAATGGGGTTGAAATGAAACTCCGCAGAGTTGATCCAGCAGATATACTGATGATCAGCGACACCGACCCGGGTACTGATGATTCATTGAGTACCGCAGTCAACATTGACGCAAAGCAATTGTAATGGGTTACATCAAACGATGGAGCACCGCCGATATGGGTGCTCAGATCCAACAAATGGTATATGCCGCCACTGATCCTCGTCAAGATGGATATACAACCTGGCCCATTAAACAAGAGTTATATCAACTGAAATGGGCTGTAGATGATGCGCTTGAAAAGTGTTCTACTTACTCTACTGAAAAAGAATGGGTAGATGAACAACTATTGAAGCGTGATCAGGAGAAAATGTGGAACATTCTAAAAACGAAATAAAGTGTCAAATCTGTAAGAAAGAATATAGCCCAAGTTGTGATTGGAATCAGGGACGATGCCCAAATCATCCCCCAGCAATCACAATACCATTCTGGCGTAAATCAGTCTATCTGTTTTTCGCACCATTGATTATTGGTTGGTGGTGTATTCGTAATCCCAGATTAGTATGGGCACAAGCAAAGAAAGAGTATAATATCAAATGAGTAAAGGTAGTAGTCCAAGACCATTTAGTGTCAATCAAGAAACATTTGGCAGTAATTTTGATGCCATTTTTAGGAAGAAAGATGTTCAACGACAAGAAGAAGCAACAACTTTTCCAAAGTGCAGTTGCGGACATAGCAAAGACCCAAATGGGCATTGTGACGGGAGCCATTCGCAACCTTCTCAAGGACAGCACAGCGCCTAAACTGGGCAAATATGAGTGTTGGTGCTATAACTGTAACAAAGATAAAACTGTCGATGGGTTCCCTTATGTGGCAACCAGAATGATTCTATGTCCAGAGTGTGGCAATAAACGCTGTCCCAAAGCCACAGACCATATCTATAAGTGTACCAACAGCAACGAACTAGGCCAAAGAGGAAGTAGATACTAATGAACCCATATCTAGCATTAGCAGATATCCCAGAAGGTGTTGTAAACGATCTTAAATCACGCTATAATAATATCTCGTTTGAGAACTATGGCAAGAAGGAGAACAACTATATTCATACTTCTAAGTTATCAAG